TTTAATCTTCATGCAACATCAACATATACAAAAGCATCATTGTGTGTTATAATAGAATCACCATAAAGGAGGGAATGAGGATGAACGATTATAAATACTTGGTTGATTTAGAAGATGTGATAGAAGTTTACGGTGATATTTCACTTGTTGAAGGAATAATAACGCATCTTGATATTTCTTTGTCAGGCATGATATTTAATATGTTTATTGAACCTGAGGAGGGTGATTATTATGACATATTTCCAAAAATGAAAGATGTACGTATGATATATGAAATTGTAGAGGGGGTTCTTGGTGTAGATACTTTTAGAGAATGTTTTAATTCAAATGTGTGTTTAATATATAAGGGTATTTCATTAATAGCTATAGGGAACCAAAGTAATGACCGTTATATATTTGTAAAAGAATAAAGCCCCTTACGGGGCTTATCTTAAGACGAATAAAACAATATAGCCGAAATATCGAAGTTTGTAGCAGGGACGTTTGAAACACTATCAACAACTACTCTAATAGGTAAAGCAAGATTATTTGTAGTAGACGAAAACTCTGTAATAATTGGTACAAGTCCCGGCTTCAATGTATTACTGCTAACAATTGCATACACATTACTATAATCTGCACTTGTCAAATAGGAACCCGGAATATTCACAGTACATCTAAACCCAACTTGTGTTGAAAATCTTGCATCAGTTACCCAAGGAGATTCTATATGTGACGTATAAGTATACGGAACTGCTCTTATAATTTGTTCAGGGGCTCCATATAATATGCCATTATAATAGTATGGGGTAAACCAACGAGGTTCAGGAATGTTTCCCAAGGGTCTTAAACAACATATTATATAATCTGTGGATATCAGCGTATTAATTTCATTTACGTTTTTATAGCCGTAGGTGTTGGTTTTAAATGAATAATATACCCAATGGGCATTATTAGGGGTTTCAGTAATACGATAGGCTTGCGAGGGCAATTCAATATTACTTGTTGCCGAATATTGCAATCGACTACCGGCGGGTATTAAAAGCTCCTGATATTCTGAGGTAACAGTGATACTCGGATAAGCGGAGAAACGAATTTCAACCGGGACACGGTGGGCGAAACTTAACGCGCTATTAACTTCTTGTGTACTATAAGAATTAGTTACAATACTGTTAAAAGGGAACTTTTGTGCAAGTAATGATGTTGTAATATTTTGTGACATTACCTTATTAATATTAGTTCCCGTTGTCTGCAAAATATCATTTGTCGTCAAATAATTCTGTGAGGAGGTAGAATACACAACTTTAATCTGAGCGGTAGCGGGAGATGTAAGCATAGTAATAATAAATTGTGTTGTAGAAGCTGATACCTCAAATGTTCCATTAACAGTTAAATTTCCTACAAATGAAAGAGGTACATTTATACCGTTGGCAGTGGCAGTTGTAGAACGTAATATAACATTCTGTGTGCAATCTATTATAATAGTGGCATTAGTTCCCGGAACCATGTCAGTAATTGTAAAAGTCTGATTACCTGTCAGCTTTGAGCCATTATCATAAGTTTGAAGTATACCACGTTCAGAAAGCTGTTCGGTTACAGCCTTTTGAGACATTATAAGACTTTCGCTGCTTCCTGTTGTCTGAACAATATCAGATGTATTTACTTTCTCAGAAAGTTCATTTGTCACGGCATTTTGTGACATTATATCAGTTGTAGAATTACCAGTAGTCTGAGCTATATTTTTATTATAAGGCAAATATTCTATATTATCATTTGCATAATGAACAATATAGAACATATTGAATGACGAATCATTTGCACTGCTACAAACCCAAGTAAGAGGTGAATCCGTTGTCTGTCGTTTCAAAACCATATTAGAATTATTTATATTAGCAATAGCTCTATTATTGATTTTATTTGATAAAGAAACAGCTGTAGAATAAGGAACATTACAAGTTGTAGTATTAGATGTTGTATTTACAGAATAAACGATACCTGTTGAAAAGCCTGAAAGAATATCAATACTTGTTCTTATAGAGTTCAAGCTATCTGTTGTTGCCTTCTGTGACATAACAACATCCACGCCGGAACCCTCTTCATTTACTATAAGACTTTCATAATCTTTTAGCACTTTCTGAGCGTTTTGTACTATCTGTAAAATCCAATCTAAGTTTAAGTCGTGAAAATTAGTATAAGGAAAGACTTCAAATGCCATTTTAGCACCTCTTAATATATTTTTAAGCACAAATTATCAATTAAAGAATCAACAATAAAATTCAAATAATTAAATTTAACAAGCTCCCTTTGCTGTTCTATCATTTGTTGGCTTGTTGTCACGCCGATATTTCCCCGTGTTGTTATAGTTTCTTCATGTGTGATTGTACCAGTATTTTTATTTGATGTATTCAGTGTCAAAGTATTATTACTACTACTTGTACCGTTTGTTTCAGTAGTAATATCTTGTGAATCGGTTACACTAACTTCACTAGTTCCGGTTGTATCTGCAATTTCACCAAGCACAGCCGTTTCAGAATTAAACCCCGCTCGTTTAGTAGTTGTATTACTGGTATCTGTAGTATCTCGGTTTTCACTTCCTGTGCGAGTATCTGTTCCAGTTGTTTTGTCTGTGCCACTCATAACATTAGTATTTGTTCCAGTCTGTTTTTCTTCTAAATTTCGTGTTTCGGTGAGGGTGCGGGTTTCGGTTCGGTCATAATTATCAATAGGATTATATTCATATGATAAAGTTTTATATAACTCAGCAAACACTGTATAATTAGATTGATTCCATAATCTAAGATTCTGGTTGAGTATTTCCAGCTTGGGATACAAAATCTCGAAAGAATCACTTTTCGATAAAATATATAGATTAAAATTATCCGGTGTCATAAGATCAGTCGGGGTTACCCCAATTCCCGGATATTTTAAACCTGTAAAGATATCATAAACTGGAGTTAAAGAGTACCCATAATTATACATCCCTCTCAGAGTTAGAAAGCTCTTCATCATAGACCTCCTTCACATTATTTTTGAATCTCCAATCAACTGATACAGGACTTTCTAAATAATTCCCAAACATTTTATTAACCTTATTACAACTTTTTTGACACTGGTCTAACCATAGTGCACATTTTGAAAGTGTTTCAGCATTATTACTATTTACTTCATCAGTAATTAACCGCTCTCGTTTATCGGTGTTGGCATTAGGAATTCCGATATCAGTATCGAACATAGCTTCAATTTTTTTCATGGCTGAAAGTAAATCAGGAGTTATAAAATTCTCGCGAAGATTATTGAAAACAGTTTCCCAAGGTTTTGAACCATCATCATTATTATAACTTTTATCATAAACGACTGCTGGGTCGCCACCTGCCACTTTATCATATAATTTCTTCATTGCCTCAGCTCCGGCTTTATTGCCTGAAATAAAAGCATATGCCAGCTTACTATTTACAAGGTTCATACTAACAGCCTCAGAAGCCAAGGCCATTAAATCACCGTAATAACTAACAATGTCAACAATGCCGCAATAATTAGGCTGTAGCTTCATAAGCACGCATTCTTCATCAATTACAGGCTGTTTTATTCCTGTAAAATGAGGATTGGCGATTGTAACAAATGTGGGCTGATATTGAACACTATAACCCCCAAGTCCGCACTGTTGAGGTATGACCCCAAATTTATCAGTATATATAATAGCATTATAGCCGAAGCCATAAAGAGTATAGAGGAAATAATTTTCTTCCCAGTTTTCAGGAAGATTCCATTTAAAGACACTCATAGCCTTTTGAAATAAATATCTTCTAAAAAAGGCGCTTAGTGCTGTATTACGTACATGTATTGTTGAAGGAGTTACCTGAGAGGTTTCGGCATTTATATAATCATAAAAATAAGGTGCACCGCTATTCATAGAAAAATCCGCTTTCCATATAATTTATAATCTGGTCGTATTCGCTTGAATAACATGATATATCAAGCTCACAATGTGTTGCTTCTATATAGCCCGGAATAGTCGAAATCTGAACAGGCTTGCATAAAGGCCTTCCCCGGTCAGCATTGTATTCATCAGCAATAAGCCAGAAATTAGATGATACATGCGGATATGCCGTTTCCAAATAATCCGCAATTGCTCCGCCCGTTCCGGTCTCTCTTACAAGAGGAGCTCCAAAAGCTGACGCTAAGTTTCCGTATTCCAATTTCATACCAAACAGGTCACGAATTGTGTTAGCCAAACCAGTTGCCTGTGTAGATGGGGTTGTTATTTGTGAGCTTAATAATGCGGATACCCCTATATTAGTAGTGGTATATAACAAATGTGCTCTTGTTTCTCCGGAGCCTGAATATATATCAAGCCTACCTTGCCCTGATACTAAATCACAGCTTACTGTATAAGTTATAGTATTATTTATTATTTTACTACTATCTAAAGGAAAAGAGCCGAAAGGTGGCAATATGAAAACATGTTCTGAGAATTGGGATGAGTTAAGAAAGTTTCCTCTGCTTATTTGCGGATGTGTAGGCAACGTAATGTTGTGTCCAGAACCTCCAGAATAAGAACCGGCCGCACTTATCTGTCGTGCTCCTGCTGGCACATTCCAATACCCAAAATTAACAGTATCAACAGGTTCTGCTCCGAATGTTAGGGGAATGATTGTAACTGATTTAATAAAATCAAAAGGATTAAATGAAAGGGGGTCATATTTTATTTGACCTTCAATATTCCACCAAGGCAGTTCTGAGGGACTATATATATTATTAAAAAACTGTGCAAGCTGAGCGCTTGAAAAAGCATAATAGTTAATGCCTGCGATAGAATTACCGGGGTTTGTAACTTGTGCCGAAATGCCTAATACAGTACTAAATTGAGTTGGTGAAAGCCACGGGTCTTCAAAGGTTGTAATTATATTAGTTGGGTTTGTTTTTGTAGGATATAGTAAATCTACAATATTAGTATCAAAAGTTGCTGAGCTACGTACAACATATTGAGTCGAAGCCCCTATTTGAGTTTTATATGAAGCCAGAACATCACAACTTAAATATGCATACCATAGACCGTTATTATATACCCAATCATTTACAAAATAATAACGGTCAAAGCTTCCTATATATGCATAATTCCAATCACTCGGATTTTGTGCCGTGGTAGTTGGCTGATAGACAATTACGGGGGTTAATGCTCCACAATCATCTTTCAAATAACAATTTATAATTGTCCCAGTGTCATTCGGTCTCTTTGTAGAATTTTTACGTTTGGTAAATTGTCCCTTGCTCCATACGTGAAAATCAACAGACATATTATCACCTTTTAATCAAGAAGTAAAATAACACCTTTTTCTGTGAAATCATTCCAGTATTTATCTGTAAAATGCCAATACATATTTGAATAGCCACCTTTGGCATTAAATGGAGTTGTTGCGCTCCACTGGTTGACAACAGTATATCCAGCAGCTTCCTCATCCATTATGACACCAAAGATTTTTGATGTCGTAGATGCTGCTTCCGGTGTAACAAGTGTACCATCTGCTTTCAGATAAGTAGGTTTAACGTTAATAGAATTCGGAGTTTTTATGCTCTGCCAGAAGTTTACAGCTTCATAATTACCATATTTAACAAAATCATCATTAAATGTATTTGATACTGCCCTTGAAGTAATCTGATGCTGTAGAGGTGAATACAAATATAATCTCTGCCGTGCATAAGGTGTATGTCTCGTAAGATTTTTATTTGTCACCTGAATCTGATACATATTTGACCGTTCAGTCATAGCATCCGAGATAGAAGCGATTCGGCTATATACCCATTCAGTAAACGCTTTGAAATTATCAGGCTGATAAACTGTAGTTGCAGTAAGTGCAAGACCTGAGACGGCATTATATTCAGTAAGCAGATGCACAACACTTGAAGTATCACCGAGAACTTTTCCACCTATAAAATTAGCAAGACAAGCACGTGCAATATTTTCATGAGCCTGTTCTATCATATCCGATGCATTTGTCATAATCATAGATATGAACTGTCCAAATTCATCAGCATTATTAAAAGCATTATCTAACTGATAGCGATAGATGGTGAGGGCTTTTTCAAAAACATTCATGCCGTAAAAATTAAGCTGAAGCACATTCGGAGCATTGACCTTATACATGTCAACACTCTTTCCATCTCCGACAGAATTAGGGTCATATGAAGGATCGTCCTCAAAAGGCTTATCCGCTACGGCAAGCTTACGGGTGATAGCTCCGTATCTCTGATTAGACACCATCATATCAGCGAACTTCCGTGTATAAGGTCTTATGCTGAAAATTGTTCGTGAAAGTACCTGAGAAATAGACTGTAAAACGGGGTCGTACCCGGTCTTTAATGCGGTTTGTCCCACGCTTACAAATTCACTTGTATTTGTTGGGGTTATTGTAGCACTTCCCGTTGCCTGACTTGTAATAGTTGCAAGCAAAGAAGAAAGCTGATTGAAAGTTAAATCATTAACTGCCATGTTATTTTGTCTCCTTTGGGTTTAATATGGATGCTAAAATATCTTCGGTTGTCTCAGTGGAAGTTCTGCCGATATTCATATGATTGTTATTTGATATAATTACATTCTTTAGGTCCTTGATTGCTGAAATTATTTCGGATGAATCAAAGTATTTACTTTCTGATTCTGTTTTATTTGGTGTCTCTGTTTCTTTCACGGTTTTATTTATTTCTTCCTTGTTGGAAACATTTTCTTCTGGCATTTGTGCCATTTTACTAATTTCCTCCGAAGAAAACCCGGCTTTTGCTAAAGCAATAATATCATTTATTTCCATCTGTAAGCTCCTTTAATTTATCTTTTAATTCATTCATAATAGCAGTATTATTTTCAATAATACTTGTAAGTTTAGAAAGCTGTTTAGTATTCATTAAATATAGGGCTACACATGCCGCAATAGGGAATCCTACCCCACTAATTAATTGAACAAGAGAATCTAAATCCATATTATTTCTCCGATAATTTTTTCATTAAAGCAATTAGATCCTTTGAATTGAAAGTACCATCTTTGTTTATATCAGTTTTATCTGTTGTTTCATTATTCGCAAGATGTCTCATTAGGCTAACAATATCTTTAGAATTAAATAGACCGTCATTGTTTATATCATAATCGGAAGTAAAACCATTACGCCCTTGTGCTTTTATTAATGACGGGAAATCTACATATGAAAAATTTTGGTCGCATGTAACACCGGCCACTTGATTAGTATTAAGATAATTTGTTTCTCCGCCGTACTGCCATATCATATAATTTACTGTAGGCTTCGAAGGAGAATAGCGCGCAATCCATTGAATAAATCTCTGCGATAAGCTTTTTTCATCTAAATAAGTTTTTGCAAAATATTCATATGTATAATAGCCAACACAATAACCAGTATTTTCTAATTTTTCAAGAATTGAAGTTATAATATAATTGTTATGAACTTTGCTATTATGTTTACAATTCTCTGATTCATAATCTATGAATATGGGATATGAAAACTGTTTATTTTTCAATTGAGTATTAATAGTAGATGCTATAACATCAGTATAAAAATTATCAATGTCGCTATCATTGAAATAGAAATATGCCCCGATATCAAAATTATTCTCAACAGCATTTACGTAATTATCTTCAAAATATTTATCTTTAATAAAAGTATTGTTAACAAACCCTCCAATTCTTATAATAACAAAATTATATCCCTCGGCTTTTGCTTTTTGAAGATTAAAAGCACTTCCCTGATATTGTGATATATCTATTCCACGTATTTCCATTTTATCACCTCAATAAGTATGGGTGCGGTTATGCTTGATAAGAGCGTGCCACGCCTTCCGGGCGTTTATCATGGCTCGCACCTCATACTACTTATATTTTATAATATATTTTGTATTAGTAAAGTTCTTAATGTAAATATTCTGCTAATAAATAGTAAATTGACTCTTTTTCAAAAATTAACTTGTTGTTTAAAATTGAATTTACTATATAACCATATTTTTTCTTAAACCGTGTAACGTCATCTTTATCTGTTGTATATACCGGAGGTGACCCACTTTTATGAAGGGTGGCATAATAGAAGCTATTATTTTTTGCTCTATAAAAACAAATATCTCCAAATATACAAACTGAGATCATTGTTTCTAATGCCTTAGAACCTGTTAGTATCGCTATATTTTCAAATTTATTTTTAATTGCCATTTCTCCATAAGTTGTTTTTTGAGTCAATCTATAGAGTGCAGTTTCTTCTTTCAAGCTGCTTATAGGAGAATCGGAATATATAAAAAGCCCTAAATCTCTTTTACGGTCTATATATACAGGAATATTATTTCCAATCATATTATTAACAGTATCTATAAGATTTAATGCTATAAAATACGGATTCCCCAAAATATTAGAGTTTGCTAACATATAAACTTTTAAGGGTTTTTGTCCTTCTAATTCTCGATTACGATTAAGAGTTTCATATGCATTAAAAAAGGCAAAGGCTTCATTTTTTATCGGTCTTGAATGTTCTTCTGGAACGATTTCGTCAAATAACCAATATGTGATATTTGGAGAGTTAAATCCGCGAATATGCGATACAGTGCTTAAAGCAAGTGAAATACCTATGTTATTGCCAGAAGGTTTACCTTCTTCATCATATCCATATATACCATATTGATTCTTCGAAATTTTTTCAAATCCCCAATTAGTCCCATAATCTATATTGATTTTATTAAAGGGACTTAATTCAGAATTAGATACAACTTCATCAAGCTCCGTCTGTGTTCTCCTCATAAAAATAAATTTCTCTTTTTTCTCTAATATGTGAACTAAACCGCCGTATGTTTTACCTGTGCCTCTACCGCATATTAAAATATTAAAGGTACAGTTTTTACTATCAATGTAATCATAATTTATATAACCATTATTTAGATATCTGCCCATTTTCTACACGTTCACCTAATTTCTGATTAACCTTATAATATAAACCACTGTTTTGTATTTCGCATAATAAGTCGTAATAATCTTTTGAAAATCCTAATTTATAGGTGCTTTCCTTAATAGTTATATTTGAGGTGATTTTAAGAATGTGCCCCTCAATATATTCGGTATGTAATATTTCATTATAACCTCCGTCATTATATACACTTTCAGTTCCTCCGGCATCTTTAAATATATAACCTTCTTTCAAATTTTCAATATGTTCAAGCTCTGTACTTCCTTTTTCTTTATTTACCCCGGCTATTGTTATTTTAAGCTTTCCTCCGCTTTCTGACGCATATTTTTTAGCTCCGAAAGTTATAAACTTTTCACTTACTGCCTCTTGCTCATAAACACCCATATAATGGATATCCCCGTTTTTATCTTTGGCGTATGCCCCATGGAGCTTCGACAATTCGACTTGTTTTTTATTATATTCTGATAGTCCTTCTATATTATCAATATATTTAACACTATCAGTATCTGTATACACAAAATTATAGCCAGCCATTTCAATAGCTTTTTCTAATTCTTCTCGGGCATAACAAGCGACCCAAACTCCCCATTGATAAGGTAAAAAAGCTTTATTTCTATTTCGATATAAAACATCTTCCATATTAGCTTTTTCTATTTCATATTCTTTATCAACCATATATATTCTATCCTTGACGGGGTCTTGTACACACATGCCATAAAGAGAATTTAAAAGCTCTTTCTGTTTATGATAATAAATTTCCTGACCTTTGATTCCTTTTAATGCGGTCTTCTGAGCATAGATATTATTAATTAAATTAATTAGAACCTTTGGCAATTTCCCATATGTAGAAACATACAACTCTTTTATTTTATATTTCATAAATTTATATTCCTTTATAAGAATTTTGTAATCTATATCAGTAATAGTTATTTCCAAGTGTGCAGCACTTAATATCCGCCCATTATCAATTATAGCCTTCTCTACATTGCGGCATTTATGCAACGGAAGATAGGGACATCCCCAAAGGTCATTTTTTAAACTTACCCCTTCAAGCTCTACTATAAACAAGCATGCTTTTCCTTTTTTCAAATAATAATCAATATTACCAGATGCTTTCTTAAATTCTGAAATTGGGTATAATCTATTGACCATTTCAGACGGATAGCTTGAACTCCTATCAATACTTTTAACATTAGTTAAAAGCTGACCTATGAAAAATCTGTTAGCGTGAGTGTTTCCGCCTCTAAAAGCCTGCCTAAGAAGCTCATAGACGTTCTTATCAGGCTGAATATTTTTACGCCATTGATAATTGACAGAAGATATCGCATTCTTTGCTAATCTGCGAACGTATCCCGTTGAAGTATACGGCATTGTATATAGATTATCGCCATTGATTTCATTATTTTTCTTTATACCTTCGGATAAACCGACAACATCCATTTCGCTATAATGAAGGATCTCATTATCTAATTTATCCCATGGATAGCGAACAATCGAGTAATCTATTTTTTCATCCTTTTGATGCTCTACACCCATTTTATTAAGAAATACACTAAGGGACATATTTGTTAGAAAATAAGAGCATCTAAACTCAGCATTTCCACTTATTGCATACAAAATTTTTCTTCTATCTGTGCAAAAAACGTCTTCTCTATTAAAAGGAAGAACTCCTCTTAAAAATTGCATTTCAAAAGATAAATTATGTACAAAAATTATAATATATTCATTTTCATTATATTTTTCTGTAATTCTATTTAAAAAATAAATAAACTCATTCCAATATCTGCCATATATTGTATAATAGCCTAATATATTAAATTGCCATATATACATAAATGAATGTTCGGAATCCGGCAATCTCGATGTTTCTATATCAAAAGAACAAATGCAATCACGATATATTTTATTTTTAGTTGTTTTATGCTTCCTCCCAGTACGTTTCAATCGAGGGATATTTTGTATGATATCGTAATCTTTGTCTGTTAAGTCCTTTACTGATATCATACAGGACATCCCTCCCTGATTAGTTATTTTCTCTTAATTTAGCTAATTTCTTTTGATATTTTTTAAAATTATCTTGTACTTCTTTAAAACTAACATCTATATTCTCAACTGATAATTCGTTTCTTAACTCGTCAATTTCTCTAAACCTGTCAACCCATTTGTCAGATACATATATTTCACCCTCATAATCTGCCTTCATTTCCTCCATAAAGTCAGTAAAATCAAACCAGTTTTCTTCATTTATACCAGTGAATTCATGACTTTTAAGTGCTGCTATTGATTTCGCTCGTTGTGCTTTTAATCCTTTAATTGTTCCAGTTTCCGCAGATATAAATCTTGTTAATTTGGCAAGTCTTGTATTAAGTTCACTTATTGTTTTTATTTCTTTTAGAGGTTTATATAAGTCCTTATTTTGTTTATATGTAAGTGTTCGAGACCAAACTGTACCTTTCATTCTTTGTAATCTTTTCTGTGCTACAGAACGGAGACGAGAATATAACTCTCGTCTCTCTTTCTCTGTATATTTTCCTGAAGCTAAATCTTGATATGTAAGAAATTCATCGGGTTCAAGAAATATCGCCATTGTTGTAAATCCACCTTACACTATAATATTCTTTTTTATCGCTGCCAATATAACTATAACGCTCAGCTCGTACTTTTCCGCTATTGATATCTTTAGTAATTTCATCATCTTTAATAATATGTTTTATATCATCTAATAAATGTTTTGGCAAATTTACATAACAATTATCTGTTATCATTACAGGTTGTTCCCCGTAGGCTGTTTTTGTATTGATAAAAAATCCTCTTACAACTACATCCTCGACAGAAGCAAGATTTTTATATTCAAACCCCTCAGTGTTTATTGTGTATACTGTATAATCGTGTTTATTGAAATCTGTTATTTTCATCTATTCTTATTCTCCTTATTCAATATTTTTTAGCTAATAACAATATGTCTCTTTCTTTATTAAAACTCTGATTGTTAAGCATATTTAAGTAGTCTTCTAATCTATAAGTATAACCATTACTTACACATATTTCATCTTCTCGTGCTTTAAAAATGTTAAACCGCGCTTAGAGAAATTATAACTGATAAATAGAACATCCTCACTTGAATATATATAAGCATCCCCTCTTACTATTGCTTTATTATATATTTTGGCATTTTGGTACACCTCAGCTGTATCCATAACTACAGCATCATCGAGAACCTGTGAATCTCCATATACTTTGCCCTCATCAAAAACCCACGAAAATTTTGATTGAAAAAGATTTTTGTTACTTTCAATCCATCCTCCAACTTCTCCCTCTCTAACTAATGAACCTTGAAAAGTTCTAAAAGTGCAACAGGCCTCTATTCTGTGTAAAACATGTTTATGTATAATAAGCTCGGAATCATACAGAATTTATATTTTTTCATACTTATCCCTTACCCTGAAATCTATTATATCTTTATTAAAATCTAACTGTAATATTATCTCGTATTTTAAAGGATTTCCTTCAAATAATTCAAAACGTTCTATTTGTGCTTGAAATCTACTTTGTGCCCAATTATCAAGTTTTATTGTGTATATGTTTCCTTTATCAGTATGAAAAGCAATATGCAAAAGATAAATACCATCATTATAATACGTCGCTTTCTGTACTTTTTTTACTTCTTCGCCTAACTGTATTATTTTTCTTTGCGTTATCATTTTTACCTCTCTGTATTATCTCCTTTCCAGCCTCAGTTAATTCATCAATTAAAACTTTTTCTGCTATATCTTTCATTATTTGTTTAGGAATAACTATAACATCCATACAAAGCTTTGATTTAAATTGCATAATGTTATAACAGTGTTCTAATTCTTCTACTACATATTCATCTGTTTCAAATATCCGATTGCTCATTTTCTAACTCCTTTAACATTTTTAAAAGTCTGTCCAGTTTTCTACACTCTAAATTAACAGCTTTTGCTGTTTCATGAGCTAAAGTTTCAAGCTCTTCCTTTGTTAAATGGTTATTTTCATATAATTCTTCTGTCATTTTCTTCCTCCTAATATTTTTATTATTTTTATTCTTATTAGTATTGAAATTATTGTTAAAACAATTATTGTTAATGCTACTATCATTTAAACCCAACAATCTGAATCTGTAGAACCCATTGCTATAGGTAAATTTTCATTGATTAACAAACGGACTTTCTTACCAAAACAACCCTTAAGTGAAAAAACTCCTACAATTCCTTCAATAAATTCACACAAAAACTCTAAGTCAACTAATTTAAAATCCTTAGTATATTGATTATCTTTTCCTTCAAGTAATAAATGTAAACTTGATTCATTAGTTCTAATACTAATATTTTTAATTTTCACCTCTTCAATTCTTAAGTCATTATAACCTGTTGACACATCTTCTAAATCAACCAAGTATTTATAATCGTTCATCCTCATTCCCTCCTTTATGGTGATTCTATTATAACACACAATGATGCTTTTGTATATGTTGATGTTGCATGAAGATTAAA